GCCTCGGTCGCCTCGGTCGCCTCGGTCGCCTCGGTCGCCTCGGTCGCCTCGGTCGCCTCGGTCGCCTCGGTCGCCTCGGTCGCCTCGGTCGCCTCCCCTTTTGTCTCGCTGGGGCCTGCTCGTTGATGATCTTTGAGATAACCGCGCTCACGCGCCAGATGAAGCGGAATCGGAATCCCAGCCGGCTCAACCAAAATCACCCGACCGTCGGCCAATGTCTCAGTGATGTCGGTTTCGGGAATGAAGAAATCGTCGGTAATCACGTATTTGTTCTTTCGCGACGCTCTGCGTAAGATTGACTACGCAGAGCGTCGCCCAAAAAATCACAGACCGGTCGCACGAGCAAACGCGCCAGGATACGGCACACCAAACGCAGCACGAATCTCCAGCAGCAAGTCAACCAGGTTACGCCGGAAGTGATCGTTCGGTTCACCTGTACGGATTGAACCTTCGTCACGCACCCACAACCGTGCACCTGCACGCCAGGCCCCTGCTAAGGCTGTGCCCGCTGGAATCACCGTGTTGACCACGACAGGTACACGCCAGATCCGGAGCGTAACAGCGTCGTAAGCCTTGATGTATTGTCCTGTAGTGTCCTTCTCCAGTTCCAACTTCTCAGCATCAGCAGGATGCAAAAGAATGCCGTCCGGTGCAAAAAACGCTAGCTGAATGTCAGTCAACATGCGCTTGATGGTGTCAGCGCGAGTGTCCGTCGCGCTAAAACGTGCGCCGCTGGTAGCGTGGACACGCGTCGCGATGCCGGATACGTTCAGAATGCCGCGCAGGTTAGGCGCCGCGCCGTTGCCATTGATGATCTGCGTCTGCAAGCGCTGATTGAGCATAAACGGCAAATCCTCGTCAATCATTGCCATCAATTGCGGCTCGTCGTCGAGCACCTGGCGCGAGGCAGTCAGGTACGTCGCGATAGTACGCACCGGCTCCGTTACGAGAGCAAACACCAGATCAGATTGCGGCTTGGCGGCTGCCTCCTCAGTTTCAGCAGCGTTGTTGGTGCGCGTGGTGTTTTGCACATATTCAACCGCGTTGCTGGACGTCCGCCGGATAGTCAGAAGATCGAGAACGGTAATCTCCTGGCGCGGCGCAGCGTAGACGCCGTCACGCTGCGCCTGCACGAAGTATTGATTGCCACCCGACACGCCCGACACGCCCACAATGATGTTCTTGACCTCGACAGGCCCAAAACCATCATTGCGGCTCATGCGGCTCTTGAACTGATCGGACTCGATGACCGTCTGTCCCCACGTCTTTTGGCGCGGCTCACCGCTATCGCGTGTCTTGCGCTCACCTGATTCGCCGCCAGTCACAGCTTCGTCGTTGGCCTCCAAAGCCTCCAAACGCTGTAACTCTTTGCGCTTGGCTTCACCTTCTGCGATCAGGTTGTCGAGTTTCTGTACATCCTCCGCACGACGCTTGTCGGCTGGCGTGGATTCTATCTCCGCATACAACGCTTTTGCCTGATTGGTCAACGTTGCAAGCTCAGTGCGGAGGGTTTTAATTCGTGGATTCATGTTGATTTACCTCACAAAGAAAGCTGAAGCAATGCAAGACGTCGACGTGTACGAGTGAGTGAGACTAGCTCGGCTCGGCTCTTGTCATCGTCCTGGTCACTGATAAGCTTGATATTTGTCGCACCCAGCGCGAAAGCGTTGGCTGCAATCTGATTGATGAGTTCAATATCGCTGGCACTATGTCGAGCACCACTTTTGAGTGCAGTCATGTAGTAGGCGATCTGTTCAATAAGCCAGCTAGTCTTGCTGCCTTGTGTGGCTGGGTTCATGCCCCAATTCACGTCACTAACCTCGTACAGTCGCACTTCACGTAGATTGCGCACACGTCGGCCGTCCAACTCCTCAAAATCAAATTTCACGGCGTCGTATGCATAACTCATCTCAGTGATTGCACCTGCTTTAATGCCGTCCAAAACTTCATTCCCGCGCGGCGTGTCGAGGTATTCGCGCGTCACCTCTGCACCGCCCATTGCATCAGGCGCAACGGCTAAAACAGACTCAGGCAATTCATCACGACCAACCTCGCGCAGACTGATGATGCGCGCAATTGGTGGACTGAGAAAGTCATGCCCCCAGAGAAAGCGCACCTTGCCGGCGCGCTCAGCAAATGTCTTGGCAAACGCGCCAGGCCACGACCGGTCACCGCCATCGTCTACGTTGCCATGCACAGCAAAGATGCCAGTAACAGTGCGCCCATCAATAGACTTAATCTGATGCGTTGTTGTCTTGATCTCCATGTGTAAACCGGAAAAGAACACGCGGCCATGTGCAGGTTATGCACATGGCCGCGCGGTAATCGCTCTGGCCGTCTATATTGAATTGTGGGTGATTCTAGCCTATCTGCCTTCGCCGTCAATCCACTACCGGCAAAAGGACGCTACGGCAATTTGGATGCGCAGGTGGCTCAGTGATGCCATCTTCAAACGCCGCACCAAGCGCCACACGACGCCCGTTCAAACGTTGACAAATCTCACTGGTCTTATTGTCGAGCGTCGCGTTCCATTCCACACCACTCACTACGCCGGACTCTTCATAACTCAGCAACGCGCCACGGGAGTGGGCGCGCGCAACTTCCGTCCGAGCAATGGTATCAGCACGTCGCGCCGTTAGGTCAGGCGCAGCAGCGCGCAGCTCGTCGCCAATCTTGTCCGTGCTCCAGCCCTCGCGCAGACCTTCGGCTATGAATTCTCTGATTTCCTCTTTTGTCGTATTGGGGATGTCGTTCTTGAGTTGCTCAAGTAGTTGATTGATAGTATCACGAACGCGCGGGTTCTCGAGATCAAAGCTCACACTGACATCTTGATCGGCAAGTAGAACGTTTGTATCGTCGTAAGCGGCACGCAGAGCAAGACGATAGAACGAACGCATTATGTTCTGGAGCTTTGTTCCATCGTCAGCGCCAACCGTAGCTGCATCAATGCCATCGCGCTTTATTCGATCGCTGGCGCCTTCATATTCGTCAAGCAAGTAAGACTCAATCTTGAGACGCGCCTTGCCAATGATTTTCTCGCGGCTGCGGTCAATGCGCCGTACCTCATCATCAGCTTTGCGCTGAGCAAACGCAGTACTAGCACTTTTACCTAGCGGCGACGTGCGAACAGCGCGTTGTTCTACCTCTGGTTGCGTTTCATCGCTACCCCTACCCCATCCACTTCCAAATGATCGGCTGATCTGATCTATGAACACGTCGCCATCGCTGATAGGCTGTGCACCAATCACAGAGCGAAACTCGTTGCGCGTGATCCCGCCCGCTCTCCAATTCTCGCGCGCTCGTTTTTGGATGCCATCTACGTCATCTTGTAACGCAGCAACCTGCGACATATCCCACTGGCACCGCACGCGTTCACTCATAACCAAATCATCATCTTCAAACTCAGGCAACAGCGCCGTCGTCATCCAAGCACGCATAGCCTTGTATTCGGGCGTAAGTGTGCTATCCCAAAACTGCTGCCACGCCTCACGTAAGTTGGATTGAATCGCGCGCAGCATACCGATGTAAGCATAGATCACGAGCGGCGGTACGCCGAAAACCATGCAGATGCGCGACTCAGCAACGCCGCGAAGCTCCTCAGACTGTAGCTCACTCATACGGCTGCCGAGCACTTGGAAATCCGCATTCTCGTCGAGCACAGCAATATCACTCATGTTGCCGGAGAGTGACGGTGAAAATTTTGCGCGCCATCGCTCTCGGATTTCATCGGCTTCTGTTTGCGTCACCGTGCGCCCTTTAATGGTCAGAATGCCAGACGGCACGCCGCCTACTTTGAAGAACTCATTGACATAATCAGTCTGCGCGGTATCACCAGCCACGGCACCCAGCGCAACGGCAAGCGGGCTTAACCCGCGCCACCGGTTGCCGATGTCTACATTGCGCCAAACCAACATGTCGGTGGCTGGGATGTCCTGCTTCAAATAACCAAGCTGCCAGCGATAACCGCTGATCGTGCCATCGCTAGCAGGAATTGGATCAACCAGCGCGGGATTGAGAGGATACAACGCGACGGGCGGGCCATTCTTCGACGATCGGACGATCTCAGCGTAAAACTCGCCACAGATTTCACGGCTGGCAATAAACCATTGCCAAAAGCCAATCTCGTCCATATCAACATTAGGTCGCATGATAAGACGGCGCAATGGATGACCGTCTATCTCTATCCATCGGCCATCACTCTGGCGTCGTTCGACAAACAGGCGTGGATCAACCGCAGTGCGCTGCTTGGTGCTGATGCAAGCGTAGACAACTTCGTTGGTTCTTGCAGCGCTGATGAGCTTGGCCGCATCATAAGTGCGCCTAAAAGGCCTGCCCTGCACACCCACCGGAACGACGTTGTAGGCAGCCTTTGCTTGTGACAATTGCGCATCGCCGAACCAGCGTGAAACAATGCGTTGAATGATATTCATAAATACACGCCTTTGCTTGCTGTGCTCAGCATAACAAACACACCGGAAACAGCGTCAACGCGGTCGTCGTGCGCGCCAAATGGGAACGCGCATAGTTCATCAATCCAATCGGCGATCCAAGCATCATCGCTGACACTCTCGCGCACAAAGCATACTTTGCCCGCTTCCGCTCGATCAGCTACTGGCGTAGCACGCACGACTTTATCGCTGTCAATGTCGACAGCTTCGAACGCGATACTGAGCAATTCCGGCTCGCGCCGCAGGTCTTGCACAATACTCCCCCCGTGCATCGCCTTTTCAATCCCATGCCGGTCGCGCCGTTCGGACAACATAATCATCTTGATGCGCCGGCGCAAGTCGGGCGTCTCTTCACGCCCAGCCCACCCGCGCCGAAGATAGATCGTTCCGTTGGCATCCATCGCGCCGCTGATAGTGGCGCTGTTGTGAGCGCTTTGTTTGACGCTGTAAGCTAAGTCCCAGTAACGCACCCACCGCAATCCCTGCGGCACGCTACCTGCGTCAATCGTGCGCAACCAAATGCGCTTGAATAACGCACCTTCTGCCGGTCGTGGCCGCTGCATGTATTTAGCCTCGAAGCTGCGCACAGACACGCTACGAATCGCCTCAAGTTCACTGAGCGGCCAGCGCTCAGGCCAAAGTGCCTTACCTGCATTGTTGATCGCTGGCATGCTGACGACGTGCCACTGCTCACCGTCGCGTTGGGCGTCGCGCAATAGTCGCCCGGCTAGATCGTCCTCATGCCAACGCTGCATCATGAGGATGATCGCGCCGGATGGCTCAAGACGGGGGCGCATAGTCTGCGTATACCAGGTATACAAATGCTCACGTTGCAATTGACTGTCCGCCTCTTCAGCCTTTCCGATCGGATCATCAACGATCATGCACGTAGCACCTTTGCCAGTCGGCGAACCGCCAACGCCAACCGCGATGAACGACGGCCGCGTGAAGCCTTCAAGCGTCCACTGCTGAACAGCTTTGCTGTCGCTGCTCAAGACAACACCAGGGAAGGCGTCTGCATACATCTCGGTATCAATCATGTTGCGCACGTTGCGACTAAATGTCTCAGCTAACTCAGCCGTGTGACTGGCAACAATGAATTGCTGAGACGGATCACGCCCCAGCCACCACGCAGGGAATAACTCGCTTACTAACCTGCTTTTGCCATGCCTTGGTGGCGCAAAAATCATCAGACGCTTGATTTCGCCGCACTCCACTCGCTCCAGCCATCCAGCTATCTCTGCCAAGTGGGGCGCAGCGCGATAGGTTCGATCAACGAACAAAGCAAAGTCAATCAGATGGCGACGTGCCAGCTCCTGCCTTGCTCGATGTTGCCTCTTCCATTCGCGCGCTGCCAAGATCGCCTTCGCGATCTTCGCTGTTGGCAATCGCGCGGAGTTCGTCGTCGCTGAGCTCTGAATATTCGTCCCAGGCGTCCCCCTCGACGGCTCGCAAATTGATTGTTTGCTGTGGTTTGCCGATAAGGTATTCGGCAATCCATCGCCGGCCACGGTCGCGCGTTGCGCCGTCTGCGCCATTGATCGCGTCGTTGACCGCCGCTTCGCAGATCGCGCGCCACCTTTCTTCGTTGGCGATTTGCGCAAGGATTTCGAGCCGCGCCGTTTCGCGCTTGCGCGACGGCCGGCCTGGCCCGCCTTTCCACACGCCTTTGACGAAGTGGCCGCGCTCGTCACGCCCGCTTTTGTAATCGCGCTCATCCATCAGCAAAAACCCGAATGTAGGGAATAAACGTGTTGCCGCCTGCGTCGAATTGCACATCAATGCGATACACGTGCCCCGCCGTCAGCGATTGCAATTTGGACGTGGTGATACGCTGGCCACTCACACTTGGCGAGTTCACCGGCATGACGACTGCCGTCACGTCTGTACCGGTCGTCTCATTCCACACTTTGACAAGCGGCGAGCTAGGCGTGCCAAGTGACGATGGCACACGCACGCTATATGCGATTGCCTCGCCAACCCGTTGTCGCGTTGGCGACTTTTTGCATTCAAGTGAAGCAGGCTGCATTTATGTGAATTGCAGCTTGATTGTGAACTGGATGCTGTCGCCGGACGACAAGCCAATACCGGTGAAATCGCCTTTCACGAACAAGTTGCCGCCGCTTGCTGCATCAAACGTACCTGCGTTGGTCACTGTGCCTGCACCGGTTGCCGTTCGAGTCGCTACAACCTGATATGTGTCGTTTGTGACGCTAGTCGTCACACGCGTGGATGTGCCGACAGTGCGGTTGGGGCCAGCGCTCGACAGGTCTGTGTCACGCTCAGTAAACAATGTCGTATCGGTTGCAGATGCAGTGCCCGAACCGGTGCCCCACCCTACATACAACGGCTCAGTGCCACTACCTTTTAGTCGGTTCGTGATGATGTCTCGGCCAGAATTTGTTAAGACTGTTGCCATTTGATCAATCTCCTAATCTGCCACAACAGCCGCTTGATTGGACTGCGGTGGTAATAGCTGACTATGCCAAGTCGCTCAACGCGACAACGCACGCATGGCCGAACGTGGCCCGGTAAACCGCACAATGAATACTGACCGCATCGGAACACAGTCACCTCGACGCTGGCTTCCCTTACGTTGGATGCCACATGCATTCCGCTCATACATTCACCTCCGGCATGTCAAATTCAATGACACGCTCTGGCATATCAAACCGTCGCGCAACGATCTGCACAACGATACTTGTAATAAGCGATGAAAGGCTCGATGCACTTGCCGTCATGATCTTGCCGATGCTGCGACTCATCGTCGCAGCGCCGCCGACTGTGACAATGACCTGCTTGCCGATGTTGCGACTCATCGTCGCAGCGCCGCCGACTGTGGCGATGACCTGCTTGCCGATGTTGCGACTCATCGTCGCGACGCTGCCGACTGTGACGACGATTTGCTTGCCAATGCTACGACTCATCGTCGCGGAACTGCTGGCCGTAGCGATAAGGCTCAACAGAAAGACACGAATCGCACTCATCATCGCGACGCTGCCGACTGTGGCGATGACCTGCTTGCCGATGCTGCGACTCATCATCGCGACGCTGCCGACTGTGGCGATGACCTGCTTGCCGATGCTGCGACTCATCATCGCGAC